GGTTTAGCAAAATAATATTCAAGGAGAAGACATAAAATGTCAAAACTTTTAAATGAAAGATGGTCAGAGACCAAAGACGCTCTGCTTGAAGGCCTATCTGGTAACCGTCGTCAATCTATGGCAGTATGCTTGGAAAACACACGTCGTTACTTGGCAGAGGCTGCAACCGCAGGAGCAACAAGCACTGGTAATATTGCTACACTAAATCGTGTAATTCTACCAGTTATTCGTCGTGTTATGCCAACTGTTATTGCTAACGAAATCGTTGGTGTGCAGCCAATGACCGGTCCAGTTGGTCAAATTCATACTCTACGTGTTCGTTACGCTGACAGCGGTGACGGCGTTGTAGCAGGTGAAGAAGCACTAAGCCCATTCAAGATTGCTGCTGCTTACTCTGGTAATAACGTAGATGCTAATCCTAAGGCTGCTGTAACAAGTTCCTTAGAAGGTGCACCAGGTAAGCGTATGAGCATTCAAATCTTGAAGACACCAGTTGAAGCAAAGAGCCGCAAGCTATCTGCTCGCTGGACATTCGAGGCTGCTCAAGATGCACAAGCCCAACAAGGCATTGACATCGAAGCAGAAATTATGGCTGCTCTAGCACAAGAAATTACAGCTGAAATTGACCAAGAGATTCTAACATCTCTACGTTCTTTAGCTAGTGTTGAAGAAACATATGACCAGTCATTAGTTTCTGGAACTGCAACATTCGTTGGTGACGAACACGCTGCTCTAGCAATTCAAATTAACCGTGTTAGTAATTTAATTGCTCAGCGCACACGTCGTGGTGCTGCTAACTGGGCAGTTGTTTCTAACCAGGCTCTAACAATTCTACAAAGCGCAACAACTTCTGCTTTTGCTCGCACAACAGAAGGCACATTTGAGGCTCCAACAAACACCAAGTTCGTTGGAACACTAAACGGTGCAATGCGTGTTTATGTAGATTCTTATCTAAGCGACACACTAGACAATCAACAGGTTCTAGTAGGTTATAAGGGAACAAGCGAAGCTGATGCTGCTGCTTTCTATTGCCCATATATTCCTCTAATGAGCTCTGGTGTTGTTCTAGATCCAGCAACATTCGAGCCAGTAGTTGGCTTCTTAACACGTTACGGCTATGTTGAGCTAACAAATACAGCTAGCTCACTAGGTAACGCTGCTGACTACCTAGGTAAGGTTGCTATCACATCTGCAAACGTAAGCTTCAAGTAATTTGAACTTATAACAGAGCAAACATTAAGCCCGCAAATGCGGGCTTTTTGTTAAATATTGAGTCTAGAAGATTTATGCGGCACCCACCGCGTAGACCTAGAACGTCATTAAGGAGATAAACAAATGGGACGTCCGATTAAAGAAAAGTTTTTTGGTAACATTAGCTCACCATACAGCAATTTTGCAGTAGGTGGCGAAACTGGAAAAGGTGGCGAAGGATTTAGTTCTATTATTGTAACTAATACCACTACCAATGGATTATATTCAACTGCAACTACTGTTTCTTGGGTAGCAAGCAGTCCTCAACTACCAGGCGGAACTGCCGCATCTGGAACTGCAAACGTAAGTGGTGCTGGAAGAATTACCAGTTTAAATTTAGCTGTTGCAGGAACTGGTTATACTTCTACAGGAAGCGTAACGGTAACATTTTCACCCGCTACAACTGGCACGGCAGCTACAGTTTCTATTGCATTGACTAGCTCTGTTCAAAATGCAATTTCTGGTCAAGCATATCTAACCACAGGATCTTCTGCTGTTGCTTTTGATATTCAAAAGCAAGAATCTAGTCGTAGATACTTAGTAAGAACAAGCCAAGGTCAAGGCATAGTGAAATTAAAAGCTGTTCCTGCTGCTTCTCTAGTAGCAGGAGAGATGAATATTGTTGCTACAGATGCAAATGGTAGCACATACTTTGTTAAGAAACTAACTGCAAGAAGGGCAGTTCTTGTTCAAAGCACAGCTTCTACTTCATTCTTGTTCAATACTGATCAAGCAGCTGGTTGGACTTTAAACAGCGCCTATACCGGCACAGTATCTATTGCAAGTGCTTAATAGGTAATTTGTTAGTCAACAGGGGGGATTTATCCCCCCATTTTTATTTCTGGTAAATATAGTCATGTCAACCCCTTGGGCTTTACCTACAAATATATCTCAATATGCAGAAACTGGAGCTGAAGATAGCCATGTTTCTTGGTTAGAAGTAGATAATTTTAGTGCAATTAAAACTTTAGATTTACGCTCTGTTAAAACATCTAGAGACCTAGTTCATATAGCTAGAGATCCTAGACATGATATCACTGAAAAAACATATTATCTCAAAATAACAAATTTTAATTTTTATAATCTTCCTCAAACGTTAAGCGGTATTGAACTAAAAATTTCTATGAATAGGTTTGGAAGGATCACAGATGACGCTATACATCTTTGCTTAAACAACGAAATCATAGGTGAAAATCAAGCTTCGTTAATTCTTGATCCTATTAAGATTTACGGGAATTCAACAGAGCTATGGAATACAAATCTTACTATAACAGATATACAAGATCCTTCGTTTGGTTGCATTATAAGATTTCAAAGTCATCCTAAATGGCCACATAAGTGCTCTGCATTTATTGATGCAATTGAAATTAGAATTCATTAAAAAATAAATATACTGAGGATCGATAAAAATGGCCGTTACAAATATTTCAAAATTTCCAGGTAATTACAAAATCCTAGTAAACAATGGTGACCTTACTATAGAGGCTGATAATTCTATCAACACCATTGACGGTGATATTACAACTGAAGCTGGTGGTAATTTAACAAATACAATTTCTGGTGATATTAGTTTTGACGGCGGCAATTTAACAAACACAATTTCTGGCGACATTGTAAATGAAGGCGCTAATTTAACAAACACAATTTCTGGCGACATTATAAATGACACCGGTAATCTAACTAATACTGTATCTGGTGATATAGAAAACACTGTTGGTGGCAATTTAACCAATACCATATCTGGTGATATTACCAATGATGGGGCAAATTTAACGAATACAATTTCCGGTGATATAACAAATGATGCTGGAAATGTTATCAATACTGTTGCTGGTGACATTACAACAGATACAGGCGGCAATGTAGAAAATACAATTGGCGGATATCTAATCAACGATGTTACTGCACAAATTCAAAATCAAGCAGGTGGAGAAATTACTAATCAGGCAGGAGCCTATATTAGTAACGACGCAGGCGGGTATATTGAAAACATTGCAGGCAGTTATATTCAAAATGATGCCGGCGGCTACATAGAAAATATTTCCGGCGATTATATAGACAATCAAGCCTCAACCTATTTTAATGTAGATGCAGGCTCGTATGCTAATTTTAACGTTGGTTCATTTTTAAATTTTACTGTTGGAACTGATGTAACGTTTACGGCAACAAATGATTTCTTTGTCGATGCACTCAATATTCAAATTGGAACAGATAGAACTCAAACAATTGATACACAAGGTTCATTTGTAAACGATCTAATTCCATTAACGTCATCTACTTTTAATTTAGGAACTGATACTAATACATGGAAAACTCTATACGTTGATAAGATTCAAAGTTACGATACAACTAACGTAGGTAATCCGTTATTTAGAGCTTACGATCCTTTAGATGTTTATGGTGCCGAGCCAGGTAATCTTGTTCAGATAGCTATTGCTAATGCTCAAAGAGAACAAAGTAACAATTTCTTTAGGGGCGGTGTTGGTATTCAAAAGGATCTTAACGTAGGTGGTTTTATCTATGGTAGAATTGAAACAGCGAATACCAGTTTCAGTGTTAGTGTTACAGCTACTAATGTAGATCAAACATTTTTCCCAACTTTTGCGCTATCAACCGGTAACGCATTTTTATTCATAGACAACGTTGGTTTAAAAAATGGATTGAGCTACAATCCTAGCAGAGGCCTGCTAACTGTTGATAGGGCAGGTGTATTTTCAACTGATAATTCTGTAAGCACAACTACTGGGGCATTTACAGTCACAGGTGGTGTAGGTATTGGCAGAGATGTCTATATTGGTGGTAATGTTATACCGGGCAATGCTACATCATCAACTATTGGAACAATAGATCAAACTTGGACTGAAGCGTTTTTAGATAAAATTTATTCTCAGATTTTAACTAATACAAGTTCTAACATTGTTATTGATCCAGGTGCAGGTTTAACTGACATCATTGGTAACATTAGAGTTAGAGGTAACAATCCTATTGGAACACATCCTGTAGTTACTAACACTTTGTATGTAACAGTTGACGGAGATGATACCAATGACGGTAGGGCAATGGACCCAAGTCGTGCTTGCCGCACAATTGGCGGCGCAATGAAATCTCCATATTATCAACCTGGAACACAGATTCTTGTATCAGCAGGACGCTATTTAGAAGATAATCCTTTAAGGATGCTACCATACACTAGTGTTAGAGGTTCTGACATTAGAACTACATTCATTGAACCAATAAACAAAACGCAAGACCTGTTTCATATGGACAGTGGTTGCTATCTAAATTATATGACGTTCTTAAATGGTCGTAGTGGACTATTAGAAGGTCAGTATGTTCCTGAATTGAATAGAGGTGCTTATACCACTGCATTTCCTCCCTTAGAAGGTGATGAAAAAATTGATCTATTCCATTCGCCATATGTTCAAAACTGCACGAATCAAAGCGGACCGTGGCTAAAAGATGGCACAATGTTCCAGCCAAACAATACTGTGCAAGTTCCGGCAGCAGTAGGAACAGGAACTTGGAAAGCAAATACTACTACACTAATTGTTCAGGTAAGCACTGGAACTATTGAACAAGGAATGTTTGTAAATGCAGGTTATCAAAATCCGGGATTCTTTAATGCCAGGACATTACTACTAGCTAACAAACCTTTTATTCAACAACAGACTGTGGCATTTGTTGATCAAGAATTTAACAGCGGTAACTTTACCTACGATGTTACAAAATGCCGTAGAGACACAGAATTAATTATTGACAGCATTGCAACTGATATGTTGCAAGACAGTGAAAGCGAGAGTATATTTGCTGGCCTACAGTATTGGAGACAAAGCGGATATGTAGACGCAATTGGTGGACAGATTACAACAACTTCTGCTGCTATTTCTTATCTAAGAGATATCACTACAAATACTATTGCTACAACAACTGAAAGAGATGTTGTTAATGCAAGATTTAACAATATTTTAACAATTTTAAATACTTCAACTGCTACTCTTGTTAACGGTGATTTTGCACAATGGGTAACTGATAGTATTCAACCTAATACTACTGCATCTACAACTGCGTCGATTGTTAATGCCTATAATTCAATTTTAACATGGAAAAATTCTTTAACAAATCAAACGATTAGTTATATCAACAGCACATTAGCTCCGTTTGTCTATGATTCTACTAAGTGTAGTAGAGATGTTGGACTAATTGTTGATAGTATTGCCTTAGATCTATTGTTTGACGGTCAAAGCCAAACTAAATTTGCAGGATTACAGTATTGGAATCAAAGTTCTAATATTTTAGCGTTGTCAGGTGAACTAACTACAACAACTAATGCTCTCAATTACCTTAAATCTCTAGTGCAGAAAATTATTGTTTCAGACACTTCTGCTCCAAGGTATCAATCAACGCTTAGTCAGTTTACAAGTGTAAACATTGGAACAGCAAGTGAACAGGCAAAATTAAACACAGAATACAATTTAATAATTAATATCTTAAACAGCGGAACTGTAGGTGTTTCAGATATTATAGTTCCAAATGGTATTGCAGCAAGCAGCAATACTAATGTTATTAATTCTTATAATTTATTACTAGCAAATAGAAACTATCTTATTAAAGAAACAATTGCCTATGTTGAAACAACCAAAGCACCGGGATTCGTTTATGATGTTTCTAAGTGCGAAAGAGACACGGCCTATATCTTAGATAGTGTTGCATTTGATCTTTTATACGGTGGCAATAGACAAGCTGTAATGAGTGGTGTCTACTACTTTAATTTTAATGCTGGTTCTACAGCTATTCCTAATGAGATACCACAAACTACTGCTGCATATGAATATATGAAAGAGTTGTTTAGTAGCGTTATAAGAGGCATTCCAATTGACACTGCTACACTCTATCAAACAACAGTAACTCAAGTCACAGCTTTCCCTGCAGGAACTTATGTAGAATCTGATCAAGCTGATAAACTAATGGATATTATTCTAAGTATTATCAATAATGGTCCTACAGGAGTAATTCCAGAACCAATTAGTTTAGATCGCTCAACTGATCCTGCTGTTATAATGGCTTCAAGTTTGTTGAATAGCAACAGAAACTTCTTAAGAGCGGAAGTTGTAGCCTATGTTAACACTCTTAAAGCATTCTTATATGACGAAACTCTTTGCAGAAGAGACATAGGCTTTATATTAGATAGCGTAGCATATGACCTTAGACATGGCGGTAACAAACAAAGTATTAAGAGTGGTGTCTATTACTTTGGCTATACAACAACATCGTCTGAAGTTCCTAATGAACTTCCGCAGACTGTAAGTGCATATAGATATATCAAATCATTAGTAAGTGATATTGTAAGAGCTAAACCAATTCTCACCAAATATCAAACTACCATCACACAGGTAACTAATATTAATTCAGCATCAATTTACGAAGCTGAACTGTTACAAGATAAAATTGATATTATTACAAATATCATTAGAAATGGACCAGAAGATTACCAAGCACCTGGTAGAAGAATTCCTATTAATTTAACAAGGAACACTTCTACTAATATTACTAATGCCTATAATCTATTAATGGCTAATAAGTCATTTATTAGAGAAGAAACAATTGCCTACATTAATTCTACAAGCAACAGCTTCTCATATAACAGAGAAAAATGCTTTAGAGATGTTGGAATTATTATTGAAAATGTTAGTTACGATGCAACATTTGGAGGAAATGAAAAATCAGTTCAAGCAGGTCTAGCATATTACGACGGAGTGGTTAGCTTAATTGCTGGACAAGAAACACAGACTATTGCTGCAATTGATTATATCAATTCACTAGCACAAAAAATCATTACAAATACATCTTGCACAAATATTTTAGGATCAAGTGCAACTTTTGCACAAGTTATTAATACTGCATTAGTTGGAGGATCAATAGCTAGTGAAAGCATCAACGATCTTATTAATATTATTACTACTATTATAGATAATGGACCAGATGCTGCTCCTGCAATCTACAATAGTCCTGGTCCAGATGCTGCATTTATTTCAGCTGAAACTTTAATACAGGCAAATCGCAAATTTATCCAAGAAGATACTATCAATTGGATTAATAGTAAAGTTCAGGCATTTCCATATAGTGAAATAGAATGTAGAAGAGATACAAGTTTAGTAATTGATGCTGTAGTTCAAGACTTATTATACCCAACTACAGGACGTAGTCAATCTACATTTGCCGGATTACAATATTGGAATCAAGGCGCTTATGTTGGTCAAATTCAAGTTCAATTAAATCCGACTATAGAGGCTATAAAGTATCTGAGAGATTTATCTGTAAAAATTGTGTTAAATGTAACTCCAGCAGATGACTTAATTCCTCGCTATCAATCTGTTATTGCACAAAATACTACTACATTCCAAAGTGCTACAGCAGCAGAAGTAGAAGTTATAACAGACAGATTTAATGATATCATAGAAATAGTCGGCGGTGTAAAAACAGGTTGGACTGATAGAATTATTCCTAACGGTGCTCCTAGCAGAATTCAAAGCATCTATAATGCAATAGATAATTTGATGTTGAATAAGACGTATTTGGCAGCTGAAGTTAATGCATATGTAACTGCTACTAATTTTGGCTTTATTTACGATGCTGCAAAGTGCGCAAGGGATGTTGGTTTCATGATTGATGCAGTTTCATTTGATTTGAAACATGGCGGAAACAGACAGTCTGTTCAAAACGGTTTGTATTATTACGGGTTTAGCACAACTGCCTCAAACATCACAAATGAAACAACTCAAACTGTAGCTGCATTTAATACACTGTCATTTATTATCAGTAGAGTTGTCCAAAATATTCCTGTAGTCCCAAGACAGACAAGTGTGTTACAGGTGTTCTCTGCGACAACAGCCACATCATGGGAAGCAGTTTCTTTAGCACTAAATGTTTCAACAATTACCAGCATTATATCAAACGGACCAAGCGTTGCAGCAAGTCCTAGTGCTATTGCAATGACAGCTTCAACCACTGCTACTGTAATAAATGCTGTTAACTTGGTAAATCTTAACAGACAGTTTATTGTTGAAGAAGTTATTGCATTTATTGATCAAACATTTAATCCAAATAGTTTTAACTATGATGAAGCAAAGTGCTACAGAGATGTTGGACTAATTTTAGACGCAGTAAGCCAAGACATCATTCTTGGTGGTAACAGTAAGAGTATTGAAGCTGGTGTAGCCTATTGGGGTTCTGGGTATAATTACGTAGCAGGCCAAGAATCAACTACAACATTGGCAATAAACTATGCAAGAGATTTATGCTTACAGGTTATTGCAAACAAAGCTGTTACACCTCATTATAAAACTGATACTCCTCAAGTAATTAATACCTTCTTCCAATATGGTGGAGATTACATGCCTCAGCAGGCTGTAAAGAGAAACTTTAAAATTATTACAGACATTATTACTAATGGGGTAGAAATTGCTCCTCCCTATTTCTCAGGAAGTGAATTAACTGCTTTAACTGGCCTAAATGGTTCAGATGTTAGACCAGCTGCTGAAGTTGTGTCTGTAGATCAAATTGGAACTAGCACATTTAGAATTGGAATTAATCAAGCAACAATAGGATTTGGTAATAATGCTACATTGTTCTTTGGCGAAACAGGACCAAGACCATTGACAGACTCTGATGTTGAGGCAGCAAGTTTACTTTATACCGGAACTGCAACAACTTGGAATGCTAGAAAATTAGATCCTATTGGAGCTATGGGAGGAACGCTTGTTGACGGTGGAGTTATCAGCGAACGCAGCCCAATTCAGTCGTTTGTGTTTGACGCTTTCACTCAGTTGAACCAAGGTGGTATAGGAATGCGTATTACTAGAAACGGTTATGCGCAGCTTGTATCTGTGTTTACAATCTTCTGTTCAGTCGGTGTGCAAGTTGATAACGGCGGTATTGCTTCTATTACAAACTCTAACTGTAACTTTGGTGATGTATCATTGTTAGCTAAGGGTTATGGTAGAAGGGATTTTAGTGGAACAGTTTTCAACCCAACATTTAGAGCTTACCCATTTAGTCCGACTGGTGTTCTAGGTAGTAACGAACTTGACCAATATTACCCAAATGGATTCTTCCCAAATATTGGTAGAGTAAATATCTATACACCAGACTTATTGAATAGGCCGCATATTTCCTTAGTAATGGAAGTTGAACCTCCAGATGGTCATCTAAATGAACAAAACTTCCCAGGGTTCTTAAATGCGTTCCCAAATACTTCTACATTAACAACATCTACTATTAACCTGGTCAATATTGACACCACTGATATTGCTATTGGTAATGAATTATTCATTAGAGATCAATTTGGTAGACAATTTGACGATAACGGAGTATGGTATGCTGCAACAGGAACCATTGTTACAGATCTAGGATATAACAGCATTGTTCTTAACAAGGCATTAACCAGCGGCGGGGGTGATCCAACTAATCCTAATTTCTTTACTTTGTATTTCTGTGGAAATGCCTATTACACAGTGTTATCTAGTAATGTAGCTGACAGTCCATATTACCCAAATCAAAATATATTAGATCCTGTGCCATTAGGTGTAGAACCATTATTATATCAAAACCCAACAACTTCTCAAGTTGTTTATCATGCTAAAGCAATTGAATACCTACAAAGTTTAAGTAATTTTGTAATTACAAATACGTTGTTTACATTAACAAATACAACTACAAACCAAGTTATTCAACCTTTAGTATCGGGCGGCGGACAAGCACAGGCATTTATTGATCTAAGATTTAATATTATTAGAAATATTCTTACTGCTACAAATATTACAGCAGCGCAACAGGTTGTTCCATCTGGTGCAATTAGTAAGATTGGAACTGTTGTTCCTGGAGCAGGAAGTGCTGTAACTTTATTAGAAGCTAATTACGACTTCCTAGCAGATGAAGTAAGTGCGTTTGTGTTTAATGATCCTTTCTTTACACCTCTAGTGTCTGGATTTAGTCCTGAAGAGGCTGCGTTCGTAACTCAAAAGTGTAAGAGAGATATCAAGATAATTATAAGACAAATAATATACGATTTACAAGGAGGAGGAACATACTACAGTGTATATGCCGGCTTAAGCTATTGGGCTCGACCAGGTTCACACCATATTGTAGAATTAGGTGAAGCTGTAACTAGAACTGATTTATTCCCAGACGGGTCAATTGTAAACTTCTATCAAAGAAGCTATATCAGTGCTAGCGGATACTTATTTGAATACGTTGGAGCAGGAACAAACTATGGTGCTCTACCTCAGGTAGGTCGTGCTGATCCAAATCAAAGTAAAGAAGTTGTTCAGTTAGACGGAGGTAAAGTGTTCTTTACTTCTACTGATCAAAACGGTGACTTTAGAATTGGTAAGGGGCTTGTTATTAGCCAGGCAACTGGTGTTCTAAGCGGTAGAACATTTGTTCAATCTCTATATGCTAATATGACACCATTTATATTAGCAATACAATAAAGGATAAAAAATGGCACAGTTACCATTAAATAAATTTTTAACAAAAACGTTTATTTTAACTACAGCGTCTACATATTATACGTTTAGTGGTTCAAATACAACTACAGTCTATACTGCTCCAATTGGTGTCACTAGCATTGTGCTGATGTCTCAACTATCTAATCTTACTTCCTCATCAACACAATTAGTTAGTTTTGTTCATCATAGAAATAGACCAGTTCTTGCTGATGCTCAAGGTAACGGTGCCCAGGCAGCTAACATTGATAGTTTCCTAGTGAGAGACTTTGCAATACCTCCAAACGATGCTGCTAATGTGCTATCTGGAAAATTAGTAATTGAAAGTTTAGATAGTCTACGAGCATTTGCTAGCAACACAGGATCTGTGCAATTAGTATTAAGTATATTAGAGACTGCTAACCAATAATTAGAGAAATATAATGCCATCATTATTAAGCGGATCATTACTGAGAAGAGGAACAAGCGGAGAGTTCATTGATCTCGCTGGTGCGCAACCTCAATTACCTGCTACAGAAACCACTGCTACAGGTTTCACTGTAGCGACAGATAACGCATTAAGAACAACATATAGATCGAGTTTAGGTTTTGTTCAAATTTATACTGCATCTATGTATAGTCTTCTTCCTGAAGGCACAATCAGAATATTAGCATCAGGAACTGCATTTTTATCTACTACAACTGCTAGCGGAACCTTAGTTGTTACAGGCGGTATTGGTGTAGGCGGCAATATGAATATTGCCAAAGATATTGTTGTAAATGGACTTACTATTGGTCAAGGTTGGGAAGGTATAAACAACATTGTTGTTAGAGGGACTGCTAGCACAGCTACAGGATTTGAAACTGGACAAAATAGTATTGCCATAGGTTATGATACCCTCATTGGTATAACTGCTACAAACAAGGTTATTGCAATTGGTAGAAAGGCAATTAGTTCTGGAACAAATATTAGTAATACAATTGCTATAGGTGATACTGCTCTTACTCTAATGGGCACAAACAATTTTCCTATACTTGCAACAATTACGAATATAACATTAGTCAATTCTAGCACTGTAACAGCAGCTACAAATGCACAACCAATTGTTGTTACTGCTCTATCACACGGACTTTCAACAGGTAGTCAAATCTTAATTACGGGCGCTCAAGGACTAAGCACCGCAACAACTTCTACAAGTGTGCTCAACGGTGTAAAATATTGGGTAAATGTAATCGATACTGATACATTAGAATTGTATGTTGATAAAGGACTTACAAGTCCATCAAATGGTGTTACTGCGACAGTTGGAACTACCGTATATGCTCTAAACAGTTATACAGGTGGGGGAGTCATAACAAGTCCTGTGCTTATAACATCTCCTGGACATAATATAGGCACTGGAACAGGTGTATATTTAGATGGCATTGTAGGCACTACGCAACTAAACGCAGGTATTTTCTATGTAGATCAAATTGACAATTCTACACTTGCACTTTTTGGTGGTGCTGCTCTTGTAAATCCAATTAACGGAACAGGCTATACACCTTACACCAGTAGTGGAACTATCTATAGATACACGCTCAATGATGATAATATTGCCATAGGACATAATGCTGCTCCTAAATTAGTAAACGGATCTGATAATTTCTTCTTTGGTAATAATATTGCTGTAAATCTAACAACAGGTTCTAACAATACTATCATTGGTCATAATCAGTTTAATAATCTTACTAGTGCTAGTGGTATTATTGCAATTGGTGCAGATAATTTAGTTGACCTAAAAGATAATCAAATTAACATCGGTAGTCTGCTATATTATGATGGTGGCGGCAATACTGATATTAACGGAAATGTAAGACTTGGTCTAGGCACAGCGTCTACTTCAACAAATTCTGGAGCACTTGTTGTTGTTGGCGGCACGGCAGTATTAGGAAAAGTTTATAGCTATGGCAGTGGAGCTCCTGATGAAGAATTTGAATTATACACCCCTGTAATTACAGTGAACACTGGCACCGCACCTGCTAATCCACGGATAGGAGATATATGGATCAACAGTATTACTAATGCTTACCTTCAATATATTAAAGATGGAACTAGCACGTTCTGGTTACAAACCATACAATTGTAAATGAGATAAAACATGGCAATTTTAAATTTTCCAGTAAATCCTACACTAGGTCAAACACATGTGATAGGAACTACCACATATTCGTGGAACGGCTCAGCTTGGGTCATTCAGTCAAAAGTTGCTACTTTTAACAGCACTACAATTCAATCTTTAATTATAACTACTACAACAAACGCTATTAGTGTTTCTAACGGGGGAGCTCTTACAGTAGCAGGTGGAGCAGCAATTGCTGGAGATTTGTTTATTGGTGGTTCAGCGAATTTTTCAACAAGTAGTTTTTTAAGTTTAAACGTAACCGGAACTACAGAGTCAAATAGCACAAATACTGGAGCCTTAGTAGTAACAGGTGGGATTGGAATTGGTGGAAATTTATATATTGGTGGAACTTTATTCAGTCAAGGTGCTCCTGTTTTAACTACTGCAAGTTTTAATAATACACCGCAAGACGGAACTGACATTGACATTGTAGATGTAGGTGGAGGAATTTTAGAATTTAACAATATTTCTACGTTACAATCTGTTACAACTAGAGGCGCTAGTTCTAATAGACAAATTACTTTAACAAATTCAACTATATCTACAGGAACTAACAGCGGAGCTCTTGTAGTTACAGGCGGTATTGCATCAAATAATAATGTTAGTGCCAGAAGCTATAATTTACAGTATGGAAATATAAGTTCTACTATTCAAACTGTTAGCACAACTTCTGCCACAATTATTGACTCTTTCTTTTTCAGTCAATACAGATCTGCCAAATATATTGTGCAAATTTCTGAAGGAAGTTCACTAACTGATAGAAGCCAAACTAGCGAGCTTTTAGCGGTAGCATTTAATACAGGAACATCGAGTTTAGTTGAATATGCCTCAGTGTTTTCAACAACTGATTTGGGTAGTTTTGATACGCTAATGAATAATATAGGAACTGATACTGTAGTTAACCTTTATTTTATATCAAATGATAGTGTGCCAAAAACAATAAAAATTATTAAAACTTTGATAACTCCATAATAACATAGATTATTTTAGTTAACTATCGGAAAATGAATCCCGATAAATAGTTTGTTATTCAAAAAAATTATCTATGTTCACATTTCTTTTTTTAAATCACCTATTATATACCCATATAAATAAAGGTGCCATAGAGGACTAATATGGCAATATTACCCGCAACAGGTGCAGAAATAGCGTTTGGTAAAGTTCACCAAGCGTTTACTAATGTAGCTCGTGGTAGTGCTGGCAATGCACCTACCGGCGGTAGTAATATTAAGCTGAGTGCGGTCCTCGGAGCAAATGCTGCCTACGGAATTAATCAAGCCCCAGGGACACAGATTAAGTTCTCGCAGACGTTTGGTGGCAAAGTTTCACCTTTCCCTTATCCTAGTTAACATATGAAATTAGAAGACATAGATAAAATTTTAGAAAGTGCAGATACAAGTCCAAGCAAATGGGAATTAGATAACATAGTATATTGGGATAGAACTTCAAACCCAAAATCTCTAATTTTATTTCTTCAACGTATAAAGCACCTTAGCAATTTAAGTGTTAAAACCTTTTCAGAAGAAAAAGAATTATCTAAACTTTTAGAATTGTTAGATGAAACTGAACTTGAAGATTGTCAGGATTTAGTAGCGTCAGACGATGATGAGCTCAAAGACACTTTCATAGAAAATTTAGCAAGAGAAAATGCTATTCAAATTCTTACAGTGGGCAGAATTGAAACGGCTAATATGGAAACTGCTTGCAAATTAAGTCCTAATGATTTTATACTATGTGCAAAACGCACTCAAGATTTAATTAATTCTATTCAAAAATTAGTTATCAAGGGCGAAACATTAAGTAACGACGTAGCAGGCGCATGAAAAAGAAAAAATCAGTATTTGCAACCAGTTCTTGGACAACAACAAAAAATAAATTAGCAGTTTGTATTCCGACTAGAGATGTCTTACATTCTGCCCATGCTATGTGTCTAGCAGAAATGATCAAATTGAATACTCAAAATGATCTTGACACTGAAATTTTTATGGACGCTAGCACCATTCTTCTTACTCAGAGAGAAAGATTAGCTACACAGGCAGTTGAACTAGGAGCTGAATATACTCTTTGGTTAGATAGCGATGTAACATTTCCAGCTAGTCTAGCACTTAGACTATTAGCACACAATGAACCTGTAGTTGCCTGTAATTATATTAGACGACAACTACCACCAAAAGGTGTTGCCTATAAGGTTATTGGAGATTGGACTAACCCATTACCTTGGGATATAGAAGATGACCTTGTAGAAGTTCAAGGTGTAGGCATGGGTTGCATGTTAATGAAAACTGAAATTTTTACAGAAATGCCTAAGCCGTGGTTTGAGTTTGGTTGGAGCTCTGCTACTAACGATTATCTAGGTGAAGACATGCTTCTTTGCCAAAAAATGGCAGCAGCAGGATACACAGTAAAAATTGACACGGCGCTAAGTCATGAACTTCGCCATCTAGGCACCTGGGCATTTGGACCAGATCTTCTAAAGAAGTTCTAACAAAATTTCTAGTTTAGCTTTGATGATTTTGTTATTAAAGCTCTGACCTACTCTTTGATGTAATGGCCTCGGCCACGATTTATAAGAGCACCAAGCGTATGCAGAATGCTCAGAATTTAAAATTGGCACAAATTCGTCATCTACAATTAAAACATAAGTGTTATACTTAAATTTTTGATCTGGGCTAACAAACAATTCTAACGGAACAAACTTTTTAATATTAGGAATTGTTCCTAGTTCTTCCTCTATTTCTCTGTTGAGAATGTCCAGGCTTGTGCTGTCAGAAGGTTCTTTTTTGCCTCCAACGAATCCCCAAGTGCCTGCTGTTTTACCGTTCGTTCTTAATAATAATAAAAACCTTTTAGTTTTAGAAGATAATATTAAACCACCACTACAAACAACATTTTTTAAAGAATTAGTCGCCATAACTGCCTGTCATAAATTCCATCATAACTTTTATTCCATTCACCTCCTTCGTATTGATATTGAACACCGGTAAATGAATTAGTAGTGTATATTACACTATTAGATGCTGAGGCGTCAAATACTATATTCCAGTTTGACCCGTTCCATTCAATAATGTCATTCGCACTTGCTTGAAAATCAGACGTATCTAAATTTTTCCATGCAGTAGGACCAACATATCCTACATCACCGAATTGATCGTTATCGTTAATACCTTCTAAGATTAAAAATCTTGTGCCTGCTGTGAGACTTGTAGGATTGTATGTCAATGGATTTACTATAGCATCAACTGTTCCTCTACTAGCAATTACAGTGTTTGTAGGTATAGTGTCGGGATCAATATTTAAAATCATTTCTTTTTCATTACTAGGATTTAAACTTATTGTCGCTATAATTTCACTGCCTGAATCTTGTTGAAATCTTAGTTGACTTAGTCCTGCTCTAAATTTACCAGGATACAAATCTAAAAGTTTTAGCCATGATGTTGAATTTCGTGGGTCATCTAAATCAATATCAGTTCCTAATGCTGTAATATTAATAATTCTAGCTATGCCGTTCATTACCAGTAAACTAAAATTTCCAGATGTCACTACAATTTCTTCATCAGGGCTAACATTTTCAAATATTTCACTTGCTCCATCAATCCTATAGTTAGTTTGAATATAACCTTCTGTATTGCTTGCAAAAACATTACTAATAATTTTTGTTACAATACCTAGTTTTCTAACTTTAGCTGGTGGAGTAATCCATACTGGCGCTGTAAAATTTAATGTCAATACATCTATGTCTTCATTAACACCTTGCGGAACTGTTCTGCTGGTCCAATTTTGTGTCTCTAGAGTTACTGTGCTTAAACTAGTCCAATCAATGTAATTATCTGTAGTTTGAATTTCAAAACTAGGATTAAAAAATACAACAATTTGTTCCCAAATTTGTAGTTTCTGATCCATGCTAGTGGTCCAAATATCTGCTGAAAGACTTAATGTCCACGGGCTTGGCATAATTCTTTCTACTGTGTAATTCTGCCCTTGATTATTAAGATAGCTATTTGTAGCCGTGTTAAACTCACGCTCTCTTATATGTATTTTAGAAATAAAGGTAGGATCTTGTAACCTAGCTCTATCAAACTGTAAATCCTTAATGTAACAGGCTATAAAAGGAGCTGAAGGGACACTGTTCTCGCTGTTCTTTCTTAATATCTGTGCTACTTGCCTACTCATATCACCGTATCTTACTGGCACAGTGACTAAGTTACCTTTGGCATCCTTATATGAAAAATTACTAAAGATGTTTATAAATTGTGCCAAATATCTTCTTACTTGGCCGTCATAAAAATAATCCATTATAAGTCTGCCTTGGGTTTAAGTGCTTTGCTAAGAGCTTGCTTTTCTTTTACAACTTCACCAGCAATGGTGCTAGTGTTTTCATTGTTTATAAAGCTAGCCTTTAATTTTTGTCTAATCAATTCTGGATCGTTAGTTTGAGTCAAACCTAACATACTAGTTGTCATTCTAACATTATCTTCAAATTTAATCCAATGGGTTCCATTATATCTATACATCCGATTTGGAAGATAATCAGTTCTTAGAAAAAATTCTCCTTCTACTGGATTAGGAGGGAACGTTATGCCAAAATTATATGGTGAGCCGTTGGGTGGAACACCATCTCCAGTTAACCATCCTACATAATAGTTTTTATTTGGTGTAGATAATACCGCAGAAGCATCAAATGCATTTTCAGTGATATCTATAGTCTCACTAGCATCTAACACATTTACAAATCCAGTTCCTTCTTCAACTGGGATAACAAATAAATGTCTAGTTTCATAGCCACTCTTTGGCACATCTTCTTCTGCCTGAAGTATAACTTGATTGTTTATATCAATAGATTTCTGATATTCTGAAATTAAATTTCTTAAAGTAGAGCCGTCGTCTGCACCTGCATCTTTATCAAAAATTTCTTTAAATTGTTGACTGTCAACAAGAGGTTGACATTTAGCCCTAATTAAATGTGGATACCATGTTTGACTATACCCAGTTGCAGGTCTTGTTACTTCTGAAACAACATAAAATCTTTTCAGCGCAACTAAACTATCATCCAAAGCATACTCGTCCTTTTGATGAGGAAGTTCTAATACATCACCTGCCATAATTTTACGACCTAGTGCATCTACACTTGAACGTAGATGAAAAGTTACCATTATGTTGTCGTTTTGCAGAAACAAACCAAATTGGCTTAAATTAAAATCTATGTCTTGTAGTGTATAGATTCCTCGTATTACATAAACATCTTCGCTATAATGCCTATCTCTATTTTCTAAAAATAATAAATCTTGTATGCCTAATTCTGGAATTTCATTAGTTTGATTAGGTTGAGCAGGACTGCTGTCACCTTCTTGAGGGCTTACAGGACCTAAATACTTATGAATGTAAACGTCTGTTCCGCCCACTTGAAATTGCTCGTTTATTGCTCGATCTATAAAACGAAAATCGTTGCCCTTTTCGGGACGGTATAATGAAAGTCTTGGCATGATAGTGTATTTATTGGCTAAATACCCATATGACCGAAAACGATCTAGAAAGACAAAAAGTAGTAGATTACATCAAAGCTATGTTGGGCGAAGGCATGATTGATGTAGAGCTAGATGTTCTGCATTTTAATACCGCTATTGATAGAGCTTTAGGTAAATTTAGACAACGTAGTAGTAATGCTGTAGAAGAAAGCTACGCTTTTTTGACTATCGAAGTTGATAGAAACGAATACTTTTTACCTAGTGAAGTAATGGATGTTAGGCAAATTTTTAGAAGAAGCATTGGTTCTAGATCTGGTGGCGGACAGGGCGGAACTCTGTTTGAACCTTTTAATTTAGCATATTCTAATACATACCTATTAACTGCTACAAATATGGGCGGTCTTGCTACCTATTACGCCTTTGCTAGCTATCAAAAACAAGTAGGTAAAATGTTTGGTAGTGAAATTAATTTCACATTCAATAGAACAAACAAGAAACTAACTTTAATGCAACGCCCTCGAAGCGAAGAAGAAGTTTTAATTTGGATTTATAATAAACGACCAGATTTTAACCTACTACAGGATAATTTTGCTGCACAATGGCTAAGAGATTACAGTCTAGCAACGTGCAAAATTATGCTAGGAGAGGCTCGTGAAAAATTTAATCAAATTGCGAGTCCGCAAGGAGGCACAAGCCTCAACGGAACAGCTCTGAAAGCAGAAGGTAAAGCTGAGCTTGAAACATTAGAGCAAGACCTGATCAATTATAAAGATGGTGGGACACCGTTAACCTTTGTAATTGGCTAATCAAATAGCTTGACAAAAAATTAAAAATCTTATAAATTATTGCTACAGCATGGGGGGCAATATGATTATAGGCTTTGTAGGTTTTATTGGGTCAGGAAAAGACACAGCAGCAGATTATCTTGTTAATTTTCACGGATTTCGTAGAGACAGTTTTGCCAATTCTCTAAAAGATGCTGTTAGTTTTGTCTTCGGTTGGGATAGAACCTTAATGGAAGGTAAAACAAAAGAAAGCCGAGAGTGGCGCGAAAAAGTAGATTTGTGGTGGGCTGAGAGATTAAACATACCACACTTAACTCCTAGGTGGGTTTTACAAAATTGGGGAACAGAAGTCTGCAGACAAGGATTTCATGATGATATCTGGATCGCAAGTTTAGAAAACCGAATGCGTAAAACTACAGATAATATTGTAATAAGTGATGTTAGGTTCCCAAATGAAATCAAAGCCATTCATAAAACTGGTGGCATTGTTGTAAGAATAAAGAGAGGACCAGATCCAGACTGGTATCAAGATGCCGCTAATGTCAATGCTGGCCCTACGAATATGAGTTGGGCCATAAGCAAAGCAAGAATGCAGGAATTAAAGATTCATGCTAGTGAAACAAGTTGGGTAGGATTAGATATTGACCATACGATTGAAAATAACGGATCAATAGATGAGCTTTTTCTAACTATTGCTAATTTAGTTAAAAATCAGGAACAAGATCACCTCGTCGCCATTTAATTTCTTCTTTATTAAGAATTCTTTGGCAATTAGCACAGACAGTTTTAAGGTTGGCATGTCTACAATTTAATAAATTTCCGTCAATATGGAAAACATTGAACTGTTCGTGATGCTTTGACATAAAGCCGCATTTATCGCAGGTATTCTTTTTCTTATACCCTGTTTTTTCCCAGGGAAAGAAATTTTTTATCCTGTTTTTGCTACAATGATCGCAGATTGATCTATAGAATACTTTATTATCTTTGTAGTAATTTATAGCTACTTGTCTTTCGCCACACTTTTTACAAATTTTACGCATTTGGCGCCCTTTTAGTTGCCCTTTTCATAGTATTTAAGCCATAAAAAAATTTCGGAATCCGCTAAATAATTTAACGAATTCCATTGAGGAGATTTTAGAATGGCAACATTGACTTCACCAGGTGTATCAGTTACAGTAATAGATGAAAGTTTTTATACACCTGCTGCTTCGGGCACAACACCTCTAATTTTTGTTGTTTCTGCGCAGGATAAAGATAATCCAAGCGGAAGCACAGCGGCTGGAACATTGGCAGCAAATGCTGGCAAAGTTTACCTAATTACCAGTCAGAGAGATCTAACTGATACATTTGGAACTCCATTATTCTACACAGATGCCAGTGGAAATCCTCAACACGGCAATGAATTAAATGAATATGGACTTCAAGCTGCATACAGCAGCCTAGGAGTAAGTTCCAGAGCTTACGTAGCTAGAGCAGACATTGATCTAAATGAACTTCTTCCGTTAGAAACTATACCTAAAGGAGAACCAGTAAACGGCACCTATTGGGTAGACACTGCTAATTCTAAATTTGGTATTAAAGAATGGAGTTCTATTAGTCAAAGATTCACAGACGTAACTCCATTAATATTAGATGACAACACAGGAACTACATTACTCGTGGCCGGAACCCCAGCTCCAAGTTTTGGAAAAGCCGGTGATTATGCTATGGTTATTACTAATTCTAATGCCAATGTTTTATGGTATAAGAATGCTAGCCAAAGTTGGATTCCTGTTGTAAACAATTTTGAAATCACTAAAAAATTACAACTAAGTCCTCATTTTAATTATCCAGTTTATAACGCTAGCACAGCATCCGGTAGTGTGTGGGTAAACACTACTGTTCCAAATAATGGTGCAGATTGGTCTATCAAGTATTACGACTCGACTAAAAAAGAATGGACTGATGTCGATGCGCCATTGTATGCTTCTAGACAAAGTGCAACTTATAACCTAGATCCAATTGGCGGCGGTATTAATATCGCAGCAGGTTCTTTATACATAGATTGGAACACTGTTGATTCTGCCAGTCCAGAAGCAGCGAACTTTGAAATTCGTAGAAGAACTCGCAAGGGCACTACAGTTATGACTGCTAGCCCCGTGTCTACCTTTGCAACAAGCGGAACTACTTATTCATTCACAATTGCAGAAACTGTAGCAGGATCAGAAAATTTTAACCCTGCATACACAGTTTCGATGACAGCAACAAATTCAACAACTTATCTAGGATCACTTGTTGTTGGTGCTGTTATTGCACAACCAAACTTAACAAATGTTGAAGCACTTTGGAATTCTGCAAACAACGTTCTAACAATTGCACATAGATTAGGCGGTGAAATTAGAATTACAAATCTTAGCACTTCAACAAGAAACTTGTTAGGTCTAACACCTTATGATATCATTAATCAAATTGGTAACAACAACTTCTTTATTGCAGACACTTCAACATTTGTAATATCTAACTGGAAGCCTTTAGTTTACGAAGCAAGTAAATCTGCTCCGTATACAGATCCAGCGGACGGAACATTATGGTATAATAATGTTATCGATGAAGTAGATATTATGGTTAATTCAGGAACTCAGTGGGTCAGTTATAATGCGTTCTATCCATTAACAGATCCCGAAGGTCCTATCATTCAAGCAACAGAACCTGTAGATGGTGATAGAAGTGATGGCGGAAGCCTTGCAACTAATGATATTTGGATTGATACTAGCGACTTAGAAAATTATGGTAAAAACATCTATGTCTATGACGCTTCGGTTATCATAGGTAGTAAATGGGTTCTACAAGATACTACAGATAATTCAAGTCCAACAGGATGGGTATTTGCTGACGCACGTTGGGGTATAACTGGCGATGCTATAGAAGCGGCTACTATTAAAGAGTTAAGAACAAATAACTATGTAGATCCAGATGCTCCTAACCCTGCTTTGTATCCAAGAGGTATTAAGTTGTGGAATACAAGACGATCTGGTTTTAATGTTAAGAAATATGTTAGAGGATATATTGATACTGCAAATGTAAACACAAGATTCTTTAATGAATCTACTAGTGCTTACAATCCAGATCGTTGGGTAAGTCAATTCCCATTAGCAGATGATGGATCTGGTGTATTTGGAAGGAAATCACAGCGTCAAGTTGTAGTAAAAGCACTAAAGGCGCTTGTAGACAATAACCTAGCCATTAGAGATACAGATGCTTTAAACTTTAACCTAATTGCTACTCCTGGTTATCCTGAGCTAATTCAAAACATGGTAACTTTGAATAACGATAGAGGTATTACAGCGTTTGTAATTGGTGATACACCATTTAGATTATTGCCAACTGGTTCAAGTTTATCCAACTATGGCTTAAATTCTTCAGTTGCAACAGATAATGGAGAAAACGGAGCTGTTACATATAATGAGTATATGGCTATGTATTATCCTAGTGGACTAACTACAGATAACAGCGGAAACAAAATTGTTGTTCCACCAAGCCATATGATGCTGAGAACATACATCAACAGTGATGCTAAGAGTTATCAATGGTTTGCTCCGGCTGGAACAAGAAGAGGTAATATTGACAATGCTACCAGCATTGGTTACATTGACAGCGAAGGAGAATTTAGATCACAAGCTATTTCTCAATCACTACGAGATGTAATGCTAGATCCAAACACTAAGGTTGCAATTAATCCAATTAGTAACCTAACAGGTGTAGGTTTGGTAGCTTATGGTCAAAGAACAAGAGCTGCAAATGCTAGTGCATTAGACAGAGTCAATGTTGCAAGATTAGTTGCCTATCTAAGACGTCAACTAGATGTGTTAGCAAGACCATTCTTGTTTGAACCAAACGATGCACAAACAAGAAGAGAAATTAAGGCAGCAGCAGAAAGCCTAATGCTAGAGCTTGTAGGTCAACGTGCTCTATATGACTTTATTGTAGTGTGCGATGAAACAAATAACACACCTGCTAGAATTGATCGCAATGAACTTTATGTTGATATTGCAGTTGAACCAGTTAAAGCAGTTGAGTTCATCTACATTCCATTAAGAATTAAAAACAGAGGCGACATAGCAGCAGGACTATAATGATTTAATAAGGAGCATTTAAATGCCAATTGCAAGTTTAAGAAATTTCACAGTTCCTATCGCAGGAGCTCAGGCCGCTACTACACAAGGCTTGTTAATGCCAAAATTAAAGTATCGCTTTCGCGTTACTATGGATGGTTTTGGAGTAGCAGGTGCTCCTACTACTGAACTGACAAAGCAGGTAATGAACGTAGCTAGACCTGATGTAACATTTGATACTATAGAATTACCAGTTTACAACAGTAAGATAAAATTGTTAGGCAAGCATAATTGGGCTGATACAAAACTTACACTTAGAGACGATGCTAGCGGGGTAGTTAGTCGTAAAGTTGGTGAACAGCTTCAAAAACAGTTTGACTTTTTTGAACAAGCTAGTGCTCAAAGCGCAATTGACTATAAATTTAGAATGAGAGTAGAAGTTCTAGATGGCGGTAATGGCGGATTTGAACCAGTAACACTTGAGAGCTTTGAGTTTTTAGGCTGTTTTGTTAAACAGGCGACATATGCTCAAGGTGATTATTCAAGCAACGAAATTATGGATATTGCATTAACAATTAGTTATGATAATGCTATCCAGCTAGAAGCACCTGGGGGAGCAGCCAGCGGAGTTGGTGTAAACGTTGGAAGAGTAGTTCGTCCTGGAAACGCTCAAGGATTAGCTACTGGTGGTTAATCCACGTTAACTCCGATAAAAAGCCCGTTAATCGGGCTTTTTTATTCATATAAATATATATTATATGAGCTACTCTAGAAATTATCTTACCACTAACAATGCTCCATCACAATTGATAAATGGTGCAGATCAAAGCGGATTCCCTCAACTGTTAGATTATGCACATGCTTCTAGATTGTATGTGCAGGACTTTCAAGAAAGAGCACCAAAGCATGGATTTCTTTATTATGTAAAATTTATAACAAATAAAGAAGCAGAAGTAAGTGATGTAGATAAAAACGTAGGTATTTTTGTTAAGAAAATTGATCTACCTAAGTTTCAAATTAAAACTGAAACATTAAATCAATATAATAGAAAAACACAGGTTCATACTGGGTTGAGCTATAATCCAATTAATATTGATTTTCATGATGACACAATAGGTATAACAAATAGTTTATGGGTAAATTACTATAAAAATTTAATTGCTGACGGTAATTATGATACAGAAACTACAAATTCACCTAGGCAATTTAGTAATACCAAATATGGCAAAGATGATTACGAGTATGGCATATACAATAGAGGTGTAGCAAAAAGTTTCTTTGAGCGTATTGACATATATATTCTTCATCACACAAAGGATCATACCTTAATATCCTTAATTAATCCTAAAATTACAGATTGGAGGCACGATTCGCTTAACCAAGCTGAAGGAACAAAAGTATTACAAAACAGCATGACAGTTGTCTATGAAAATGTTCTTTATTACAAAGGCGGTTCAAATAAAAGAATTGACGGCTTTGTTAATGAGTTTTACGATACTACTCCAAGTCCACTAACAAAGCCTAATACTGCACCTGTTGGCACGAACGAAAGTTTAAACGCTGATCCTAGACCAGAAAATGCTGTAATTTTTAATAGAGCAACAGCACCTATTCAGTCAGGAAATCCATTGTTTGATAAACAAGGAGTAGCAAGAACTTATAGCATTCCTGGAAAACAAGTTACAAATTTATTTGATAGACCAGGAAAGCCTAGACAGTATGGTCTAGTTAATCCTCCAAATACTTTAAACAATCCTTTCTTAGATATAGCAGCTATATTAGCTAAAGATTATGTAAATCAGAATGGATTTGGTAGAGTAGGTCCTAGAGGATATAACATAGCATCTTCTGCCTTGAATGCTAGCATAAGAAATCCTGCGGGAAAATATTACGAGCCTCCTTCTACGCAACGGGTTCCGGGTCTGTTTAATTTGCCAGGTGGTATTGGAATAAATGTTTTTAAGGCATTTAATAGGGGAGTAGATGGCAAGCTAAGAGTTAATCCAGCAGCCATTATTTTTCCTCCTAGAAGGTAATTTATGAGAGCAAATTTTACTAATCTTCCTACAGACCCAAATAAAAATCAAACTATTAAAGAGTTTGAAGGATATCAAAATATTAGACCAAGCACTGATCCAAATGTTTACTCTGCAATGGTTGGATTTTTTTCTAGTAAGGGATTTGAAACTGTAGCAGCAGAATTAATTACAGAAACCATAATGACTCAAGCTAAAAGTGACGGCTATAGTGCAATGCAGATTTTAGATAGCATGAGATCTTTAAATGAAATTGAATTATCTGCTATTGTTGCTGAAATTTTAAATTTCAATAGATACAAGAGTAGTAGTTTAGGTTTTTATCCTCAATCTAATTCTAATCCTGAAATACTAAGAAATATAATAGCATGACTTTAAAGTTTAGTCAGGGCATTTATAAAATTAAAAACCCAGAAAAGTATATTGGAAGAAGTGCTCCACGATATAGAAGTAGTTGGGAACTAACATTTATGATGTTCTGCGACAACAATCCTTCTATTCAACAGTGGGCAAGCGAAAGTGTAAAAATACCATACCGCGATCCGTTGACTGGAAAGCAAACGGTTTATGTTCCAGATTTTCTAATTACATACATTGATAAAAATATGAGACAACATGCTGAGTTAATTGAAATAAAACCGGCAAATCAAACTTTGAAAGAACGTGTAGGCAAAAATGTCTATAACCAAGCTCAATATGTTAAAAACATGGCAAAGTGGAGTGCAGCTAATGAATGGGCACAAAATCATGGATTACGTTTCAGAGTTATAAACGAAGAGGACATTTATCATAAACCTAGCAAGAAAAAAAGATAAGTAAAAAACTATGACTAAAAAGCTAGAACAGATACTTGATTTGCCTCCTTCAGATGACCCGTATATTGATCCAAAATCAGTAGCAGTTACTAAGACTGAGACTATTGATCTACAGCAAAAACTTGAAGAATTTGACAAAATTTCTGCTGCTTTGCCTAGAGTTAAGGGGCTAGGTGATATGGCCGACAGCGAATTAGACGCTCTCGCATCTAAAGCTGAACAGGCTTATGACGATTTAATGGATTTAGGCATGAATGTAGAGGTGCGTTATGGTGCTAGAATGTTTGAAGTTGCTGCACAAATGATGAATGCTGCTATAACTGCAAAATCTTCAAAAATTGACAAAAAGTTAAAAATGGTAGAATTACAGCTAAAGAAGCTAGCAATAGATAAGAAGAACGGTGAGACAGAAAACGCTATAGAAGGCGAAGGATACATAATTACAGATCGCAATAGCCTCCTAGAAAAACTTAAAAATATGAATAAATAAAATTATGAAAACATTCAAAGAATATCTAACCGAAAGTCAAAAGCGATACGATTTCAAAATAAAAATCGCTGGTGAAATGACCACTGAACAAGAAAATGTTCTAAAAAATAGTCTTGAGCGTTTTGTAACAAATAGTTTTAAAAAGTCTGGAAAAACGCCTATTCAAGAATTGCCTTTAGATTTTCCTAATGTAAAAAACCTTGAAGTAAACATCTATGAGGTAAGTTTAGATTATCCGGCTACTCAACATGAACTAACTGAATATGTAGCACAGGCATTAAAGATGCACACTTCTCATGTTGTTGTTAAACGTCCAGGCGAACCAAGTGAAGAATACCAAACACCTGTTACTCCACGTAAAGGCGCTCTTTTAGATGATCCAAATTATAGCGAAGCACCAAATGCTAAATTTGAAGATTTTTACGGTGATAAGTATAATTCAGGTTTTGTTAAAGAGCTTAACGACATCTTAAAATTACAAAGACGCGAACGTGGAGAAGAAAGACCTACTGAGGGTGCTGCTAAGTTTAATACAGATTCCCCTGAAGGTAAACAAAGTCCTATTAAAGCCACGGACTATGACCCATTAAGGAAATAACTATGCAAATGTTAGATGTATTAAAAAGATTAGCAGAATTAGATTCTGGTAACCCTAATGTTTATAAAGATACTCCTATTCTTAACAATGAGAGTAAAGAAGTTGATGAGGAAAAAGCAGATGAAGGTCCAGAGATTTTAAAAATTAAATCTGACCAAGCAAAGGCTAAGGGCGAAAAATCTTTTACAGTCGGAGAGAAAACATTTCCTGTAAAAGAAGGCGAAGATGAACAAGTCGAAGAATGCGGTATGATGCCACCAATCAGTGGAATGCATGATCATCATACTCCGGCAAGTATTAATATTACAGCAGATAGCGGCGACGAATTAAGTGCAATGCTAAGAGACATTATGACTCTAGCTGGACGCGGATCTCCATCACTTGATACAGAACCTGATATGCCTGCTGAAATGCCTCCTCCTGCAGAAGTAGATGTAGATGGCAAAGACGACTCAGATGTTATGCGCAGTATGATTGACAAACTTAATCCTGCTGACGACAACGACGATGACATGGATAAAGTTCGTGAATATGATAACGAACCTTCTCCAGAAACATCAGGTTATGATAGTATGACTCCAACTGGCAACGATCTAAATAGCAAAGGCGACAGCGAAGCCAGCAAAGTAAACGGTGGCGGCAACCCCTATACTAGAACAATGGAGCAGGTTGAACATGATTTATTTGCAGAGTATCGCAAATTTATCGGTGAATAATATAAATTAATTCACCAAATAGCCCCTTAGGGGGCTATTTTTTTCAGTAAATAATTACATGGCTATTACCAAAGATTATAAACTTGTTAAGAATGCTAATGTCCAACAAAAATGGACACAGGAGCATATTGATGATTTAATCGCTTGTCAAAATCAAGAAACTGGTCCGCACTATTTCCTTAATAACTTTTTTTACATACAACATCCTGTTAGGGGTAAGTTAAAATACGAAGCATTTGATTATCAAAAACGCTTAGTTGATAGTTATCATAATCACAGATTTAATATTAACCTACTGCCCCGACAGACAGGTAAGACCACTACAGCCGCAGGATATCTACTTTGGTATGCTATGTTTATACCTGATAGCACAATACTTGTGGCAGCACACAAATATACAGGTGCTCAGGAAATCATGCAGCGTATTAGATATGCCTATGAATTATGTCCAGATCATATTCGCTGCGGTGTAGTAAGTTATAACAAACAGAGCATAGAGTTTGACAACGGTAGTCGCATTGTAGCACAGACAACTACAGAAACAACAGGTCGTGGTATGAGTATTTCTCTACTTTACGCTGACGAGTTTGCCTTCGTAGAACCAAACATTGCTACAGAATTTTGGACTTCAATTCGTCCTACCTTGGCCACAGGTGGTAAGGCCATACTTACATCTACACCTAACTCAGATGAAGATCAATTTGCTCTAATTTGGAAAGAAGCAAGTTATAGGTTTGACGAACACGGCAATACAACTACAGTAGGAAGAAACGGATTTTTTCCATTTAAGGCACACTGGAGCGAACATCCAGAACGTGATGAAACATGGGCCGAAGTAGAGCGTGCTAGTATAGGTGAAGAACGATTCCGTCGTGAGCACGAATGCGAATTTTTGGTCTTCGATGAAACACTGATCAGCAGCCTAAAATTGGCTACCTTAGAGGGCAAA